CACAGCACAGCACCACAGAAGCTGATGGTGATCAAAGGCAACGGGCGAGAGGGCAAAAGCCAAATCGGTACGGTGCTGGCCCGGCTGTTTGGCTGCAATGCCAAAGATGGCAGTATCGGCAAGGTATCCGAAAACCGATTTGCCAGGGCTGATCTGGAACATATTCTGCTGATGATCGACGATGATATGCGGTTGGAAGCCTTGAAGCAGACCAACTATGTCAAATCCATCGTCACCGCCCAGGGAAAGATGGATCTGGAAAAGAAGGGAAAGCAGAGCTATCAGGGTTATCTGTACGCTCGGCTTCTGGCCTTTTCCAACGGTGATTTACAGTCGCTTTATGATCGGAGCGACGGTTTCTTCCGGCGTCAGCTGATCCTGACCACCAAGGAGAAAGCACAAGACAGGGCGGATGATCCTCATATTGCAGATAAGCTGTGCACGGAGTTGGAAGCCATCTTTCTCTGGGCCTTTGATGGCCTGAAACGGCTGGCAGCCAACAACTTCCGCTTCACGGAGAGCAAACGAGCCATTGAAAACCGAAATACCGTGCGCCAGGACGCCAACAACCTGATTGCCTTCCTGGACGCTCCGGATTACATCCGCTTTGATCCCGAGCTTTCCATCACATCAGAGGAATTCTACCGGATCTATTGCGTATGGTGTAAGGAAAACGGGATGACGCCCATGAAGCAGCGCAGCGTTGCCGATTATCTGATTGGCCATCAGAAGCAATATGGCATTGAATACAGCAATAATCACCTGAATTACGCCCATCGGCGTGTGCGGGGCTTCAGGGGAATCACTGCTGTCCTTCATCCACCGAATGACGCGCTGGCAGGATGTACCCAGGTATGGCCCAAGGATAACCCGTTTGAAAAATAAAACATAGTGGAGATTATCCTGAAAATACTTGTACGTGCGTACCAGCGTAGGACCTAACCGTTTAGCGAAAGAAAATTAAGCAGGATGACCTATGGGTCGTTCTGATGCAAAGCAAGCCCTGAAAGCGTTAATTTTCCTTAGGTTGATCGCCGCTAAAGGGTAACATTCCGTGGCAGCTAAACGCAGGCAAAAAGTACGCTGTACGCACGTACAAAGAATCCCCATGAAAAACTCACATATAGAAAAGGAAGGAAACACATATGGCAAAACCCCAGTTCGCAATCATGCGATTCGCAAAATACAAAGGACCGGAGATCAGCAGGATCGAAGCCCATGACGAGCGCACCAAAGAAAAGTACGCCAGCAACCCCGACGTGGATACCAGCAGGAGCCACCTGAATTTCCATCTGATTGAACCCCAGGGGCATTACCGGCAGGAGGCGGAAAAACAGATCAGGGAAGCAGGCTGCCGCACCCGTTCCGACAGCGTGCGGCTGGTAGAAACGCTGATTACCGGCAGCCCGGCATTCTTCAAGAAAAAAACAGAGAAGCAAATCCGGGAATTCTTTGAGCACGCTTTGGATTTTCTCAAGCAGCGTCAGGCTCCCGAAACCTTCGTCTCCGCTGTGGTGCATATGGATGAGAAGACGCCGCACATGCACGTAACCTTCGTTCCGCTGACCCAGGATCACCGGCTGTCAGCCAAAGAAATTATCGGCAATCGGAAAAAGCTGACCCTGTGGCAGGATGATTTCTGGAAGCACATGGTCAGTAAGTATCCGGAATTGGAACGCGGTGAAAGCGCCAGCGAAACCGGAAGGGACCATATCCCGCCCCGCCTCTTTAAGGCCATGACCCGGCTGACCAAACAGCGCCATGCCATTGAAGCGATGCTGGAAAGCATCAATCCCTTCAATGGCAAATCAAAAGCACAGGAAATCAGCAAAATGCTGGATGTGTATATCCCGGGCGTGGAGCAGATGCAAACCGAGTTGAAGAAATACGATGCTGCCTTTGCCCAGGAAGAAACGTTGAAAAAAGAAAACGAGACACTGAAAGCAAAGGTGGAAGAAAAGAAACGCAAGGGTCTGGAAGAGCAGCTCCGAGAAGCCAAGCTTGAGCATGATTATCAGGAGGCAGTGAGCTTGCTCCAGCGGATTCCGCCAGAGATTCTGGAAGAGTATCGTCATCCGGGCCGACGAAACAGGGAGGTGCATCATTCTGTTGAACGCTAACCCCATCGTTGGTGATGAGTACAGTGGTTTGGCAACGCTCCTGGCAAATCTGATTGCCAAGTATGCCGATGTACTGGAATTGGAGGATGATACGGAGGAGAATCAGCAGCCAACCGCCCTATTCACAACCGCTAATAACCATCCCATTCTCAATATCCCGCAGGGAAGCCTCACGCAGGCTTCCCTGCTTTTTTCTATTGCAAATTTGCAAGCAGCATGATATAATGAACATGAAAATGTTGTCCAAAATCCAAATGAACATGTTTTTCCTCAAAGGACATACGGAAAGGAAGTGGAGAAAATGATACAGAATAGCTTACCGAAAAGAATACACGATGATCGAAACGGACTGGATTATATTCTTCAAGGAGATTATTACTTTCCGGTCATTGATGATCCCTCTGAGACCCGACCTATCGGGAAATGGGGACAGATGCACAAAAGGTATCTGGAAGAGAATCGGCCCACCCTTTATCATCAGCTGGTGCTAAAGGGAAGAATAAAGACATACCTGGCTGACCTGAATGAACAGGCGCAGCAACGGCTGGAAACGATCATTCATCAGATGAAGAAAAACGAGGGCGTGACCGAACAACTCAAGATGCGTGATCAGATGCAGTGGGTCAGGCAAATGAACAGTATCCGGCAGCGAGCAGAAGAGATCATTGCTGATGAACTCATCTATACCTGATTATCGCTGAATTAGCAGGGCATTGGATAGGAACAGCCAATGCCCTGCATCCAAATGAAATCATGGAGGATATCTCGATGGCAGTCCGAAAACAGACGCAGCCTGAACGCACCGAAACAAAGGTTTATACATATACGCGAGTATCAACAACCATGCAGATTGATGGGTATTCTCTGGACGCACAGCGTGCCAGGCTGAAAGCCTTTGCTGATTTCAACGGGTATAAAATCGTTGGAGAGTATGAGGATGCCGGAAAATCCGGCAAATCCATCGAAGGAAGAACCGAATTCAACCGGATGATGGAGGACATTAAATCAGGAAAAGACGGCATTTCCTTTGTGTTGGTTTTCAAGCTGTCCCGCTTTGGCCGGAATGCGGCGGATGTCCTGTCCACGCTTCAAGTGATGCAGGATTTTGATGTGAATCTGATCTGCGTGGAAGATGGCATTGATTCTTCAAAGGACGCCGGCAAGCTGATGATCTCCGTTTTGTCTGCTGTTGCCGAAATCGAAAGAGAAAACATCCGTATCCAAACGATGGAGGGCCGGATTCAGAAAGCCCGTGAAGGTCGTTGGAACGGTGGCTTTGCTCCATATGGATACGCGCTAAAGGACGGAGTACTGGAAATCAACGAGGAGGAAGCTGAAGCTATCCGGATCATTTTTGATCAGTATGTCAATACGGATTCTGGAGCCAATGGTGTTGCGCGGTATCTGGCCAATCATGGAATTGGCAAAATACAGCGGCAGAATGGCAATGCACCGCTGTTTAACGCTGCGCTGATCCGGCAAATCCTGAAAAATCCTGTTTATTGCGGGAAAATCGCATATGGAAGGCGAAAAACAGAAAAGGTACATGGCACCAGAAATGAATATCAAATCGTATGGAGCGATGATTATCTCCTGGTGGATGGGCTGCATGAAGGAATCGTTTCCGAGGAATTATGGCAGGCTGCACAGGTGAAGATAGCGGCGCAGGCCAAGAAATATGAAAAGGTCAACCCGACTCCCAACACCCATGTGCATCTGCTTACGACCCTAATTAAATGCCCTCTGTGCGGCGCAGGAATGTATGGCAATAAATCGACGACCCGCAGAAAGGATGGAACACCATACGATCCTTCCTACTATTATGCCTGCAAACATCGCCGGATGGAGCGGGGGCATAAGTGCGACTACAAGAAACAGGTTCCTGAAAAGGTAATTGATCAAGCCGTGGCAGAGGTTATCATCAATCTGGTACGCAATCCTCGATTTGCATCCCTTATGCAGGAAAAAATTGATATGAAAGTGGATACATCGGCCCTGGAGCAGGAAATCGCTACGCATGAAAAGCAGCTGAGGCAATATCATGCGACAAAGTCAAAGCTGATTGACGAAATCGATTCGCTTGATCCTGACGATAAGCATTATATCCCACGAAAAGCGGACCTTGACGAGCGTTTATACCGCATGTATGACAAAATAGAAGAGACGGAAACCCTTCTGATTGATGCCAGAGCAAAAAAGCGGGCCATAGAAGCCGATAAGGTGAAAGGCGATAATATCTATCGTATCCTGACCCACTTTGATAAGCTGTATGATGTGATGAGCGATTCAGAACGCCAGGAATTGATGCAGGCGCTGATTGCTGAAATCCACATTCATGAGCAGCCGCAGCCAAACGGGCAGTGGCTCAAATCCATCAAATTCAGGCTTCCGATCATTGATGGAGACACTTCTATAATTTTGGACAAATGTGATGGTGTCGAGAGAATATGCAGAAGATAGCAAGACAAAAGAACCGTCCCTGCGTCTGCACAATACACGATTGCAAACTAATTTGCTACACTTTTATTTTTTGGGAATCAGTCGCT